GCGACGTAGGTAAATTGTTGGGTACCCAAGTGTCACACTGGCAAACAGCAGGCCGCCCCTATATTAGATATTTTCTATAGGTATATCTATCATTAGATAAGTATATATTTTCAAAATATCGGGGTATAGGGGAGCATGTCAGTGTGACAGTGTGACAGGTAGTTGCAAAAACATGCGTCTACGTCGCGTTTTATCGAGACTACCTGTCACACGGTGCAGATAAATCGAAAAAAGCGGTGTGACACATGTGTGACAGGTGTTTGACAGGTAGTTGAAGGCGTATATGTTGACCTCGACTAACTTATTGAAGCGTTTCAATTTTGAAGAGTAGGTATATACGATATACACAGTCGCGCGAACCGAAAGGCCCCAGAACACCTGACTGTGTATACCGCATATACACAGTATGCACAGTATGCACAGCCGAGCGTACATTCGAATGCCCGCCGCAGGCGTTGTAGAATATATTCCGATAGACGAGGAGGGTATTTTGCCTTACATCAAATTCAACAACGCGATACAGCGGAAACGCTATTGGCTCGGCGAGGACGGCATCGAGCTGATCAACGACTGGAGGCGCCGAGGGCTGTCGGTGAAGGCGATCGCCGAGGACAAGATCGGCGTCGCACACACCACGCTCATGAAATGGCGCCAGCAGTCGCCTGAGCTCGACAAGGCGCTCACCATCACCGAGGACCTCGTAGACGGCCAGGTTGAAGGCGCATTGCTCAAGCGTGCACTGGGGTACGACTATTTCGAGGAGACGTGGACACTCGACCCCGACACGGGCAGGGAAGTGTTGACCAGGAAGGTCAAGAAGCATGTGCCGGCCGATGTGAAGGCCATCGCCATGTGGCTGTTCAACCGACGCGGTGACGCCTGGAGATCGATGCAGCCCCAGCTCCCGGCTGATGACGGTGACATCATCGACGTCAAGAACGTGCTCGTGCAGATCGAGGAGGCGGCTGATGGAGATACACCTGACGCATAAGCAGGCGGAATACACACGCGAGGCGCACCACCGCTGGAACATCGCCTGTGGTGCCGTGCGCTCTGGTAAGAGCCATCATGCAGTGCAGTACACGATCCCAGACAGGCTGATCAAACTGCGTGGCAAGAAGGGCCTGGCACTGATCTTAGGTGCCACGAAGGAGAACATCGAGCGAAACGTCTTGACGCCTATGCGAGACATGTGGGGTGACAAGTTCGTCGGTGACATCAATGCCCGCAATTGGTGTGAGATCTTCGGCGAGCGTGTATACTGCATCGGTGCCGAGAACGCAGGTCAGGTCTCGAAGCTGCGTGGCTCTGAGGTCAAGTTCGCGTATTGCGACGAGATCTGCGACATCCACCCGGACGTATTCGAGATGCTCAAGAGCCGCCTGAGCCTGCCGTACAGCGAATGCCACGGCGCATGCAACCCGGCAGGCCCGACACACTGGCTCAAGCAGTTCATCGACAAGGGCGAGGCTGACCCGGGAATCGACATGTTCGTGCAGAGGTACACGATCGACGACAACCCGTTCCTGCCGCCTGCCTATGTCGCAGGCCTCAAGGCGGAGTACCGCGGCACCGTGTACTACGACCGATACATCCTGGGCCTGTGGGCGAAGGCCGAGGGCCTCGTGTACCCGAACTGGAAGGACGCCCAGGAGCAGACATGGTCGCCTGCGAAGCCTGAAGACGTGCGCGGCTACTGCGTGAGCATCGATTACGGTACGCAAAACCCGTTCCATGCGATCAAGTGGCTGCTTGACTCTGCCGGCACCTGGCATGCGGTCGACGAATACAGATACTCAGGCCGCGAGGAAGGCAGGCAGAAGGCAGACCCCGACTATGTCGACGACCTGGTCGTGTTCACTGATGACGCACCCGAGGACGCAGACGTCGAGGTTATCGTCGACCCCAGTGCATCGTCGTTCATCGCGCAGCTGCGAAAGCGCGGCGGTTTCAAGGTGAGGAAGGCTGACAACGATGTAGACGACGGCGTGCGCGACACCGCATCGGCGATGCAGTTGGGGCAGGTCAAAATCGGCGACACACTCACCGAATTGGCGCGTGAGTTCTGTGGCTATGTGTGGGATGATAAGGCAGACCAAGACAAGCCGGTCAAGGTCGACGACCACGGCATGGATGCGCTGAGGTATTTCGTGAGGACGAAACGTGTGTACAAGCCGCGTGACATGGTATACGAGTCGCCGTTTATGGGCGGCGCAGACGAGGGGCCTAGGAGGTTCGCATTATGAGATGGGACGAGGTACGCGACGACAAGTCGCGCATGCTCACGTACCAAGATTTCGTGGAGGCAGGCGACGCCAACCGCGAGGGCTTCGTATTGGAGGCGATCGAGCGGCACAAAGCTGGCAAGGCGTACCGCACGGCACGCATGGCCGATGCATACGACCGCCAGGAGAACACGACTATCAACGCCTATGTGCAGAAGGTCTTCGACATCACCGGGTCCAAGCTCGTCGATTTCACCGCGAGCAACAACAAGATCGCGAGCAATTTCTTCCACCGCCTGAACACCCAGCGCACGATGTACTCGCTCGGCCAGGGCGTGTCGTTCATCGATGTCGACGAGATTGGCAAGAAAGACGAGACCAAGGAGAAGCTCGGCAAGCATTTCGACCATGACCTGCGCACGCTCGCATACGATGCGCTCATCCACGGTGTTTGTTTCGGCTTCTGGAACCTCAACCGCATGTTCGTCTTCCCGCTGACCGAGTTCGTTCCGCTCTGGGATGAATACGACGGCACGCTCAAGGCGGGTATCCGCTTCTGGCGTATCGACCAGTCGCGCCCAATGCAGGTCGTGCTCTACGAGGCAGACGGCTACACCCGCTACCAGAGCTACCAAGACGCGAACGGCTCCACGAGCGAACGCCTCGACGTCGTCGAGGAGAAGCGGCCCTATATCGAGAAGACGAGCTACACACCGGCAGACGGTATTGAGCAAGTCATCGGCGGCGAGAACTATTCGGCGTTGCCAGTGGTGCCGATGTGGGGCTCGAAGCTGCACCAGTCGACGCTCGTTGGCATGCGCCAGGCGATCGACAGCTACGACCTGATCCGCAGCGGCTTCGCGAACGACCTCACCGACTGCGCGCAGATCTACTGGCTCGTGTCGAACGCAGGCGGCATGAGCGACAAGGACCTGCAGAAGTTCCTCGACCGGCTGAAGATCAACCACGTCGCACTCGTCGACTCTGACGACGGCGGCAATGCGCAGGCGTATACCCAGGAGATTCCGTACGCCGCCCGCCAGGCGTACCTGCAGTCGATCCGCGACGGTATCTATGAAGATTTCGGTGCGCTCGACGTGCACACGGTGGCCGCAGGCGCGACCAACGACCACATCGACGCCGCGTACCAGCCTATGGATGAGGAGGCGAGCGATTTCGAATACCAAGTCTCGGAGTTCGTGCAGCAGCTGCTCACCCTCATGGGTATCGAGGATGCGCCCGTATTCAAGCGCACGCGTATCAGCAACCAAAAAGAGCAGGTCGACATGGTCATGAGTGAGGCGCAGTACCTCGACCGCGAGACTATCCTGCGTAAGCTGCCGAACATCTCGCCCAGTGAGGTGCAGGCGATCAAGGAACGCCTCGACGCCGAGGACGAAGACCGCATGGGCGCATTGGTGAACACCGGCGCACCTGCCGGGAATGACGACGATGACGATGACGACGATGGCATGTTTTAACGTTTAAGGTGGTCCTACCGTGAAGATCCATTCAATCGACGAGATCCCCGTTATCCAGGATGGTTCTGGGTGGAAGTATGTGACGAGCGCAGGCTATACGACGCCGTCATCATTCCCCACGAAAGAGAAAGCGATCGAACTCGCCTTGGAATTCGGCGGGTATGAGCTCGTGCCGGAAGAAGCCGCAGGCCCTGCGGCCGTCACCAAGACGCAATACTTCGACGGCTTCCAGATCGATACGTACTCAGACGGCACTTACGGCTACATGACGGACGGCGGCAAGCACAAGGAGGGCTATAAGTCGAAAGACGGCGCCAAGAAGGCAGCCACCAAGCTCGCCGCCGCAGAGCCGAAGGGCCCGCAGGTCCTGAAGAGTGAGGACAAAGGCGGCTATACCGTTAACACATTCACGGACGGCACTTACGGTTACCTGATGCCCGACGGCACTTTCAAGAACGGCTACAAGTCGAAGGACGGTGCCGGCAAGGCAGGCAAGAAACTCGCCGCGAAGGCAGCGAAGTCGCAGGAAAGCACCCAGGCCAAATTGCTTGAGAAGCAGGCGCAGGAGCTGCAGGGGAAGCTGCAGCTCACCTACGCCAATGCGATCGACGGCATGACCTCCCGCATTGAGTCCTCGCTCAAGGAGTTCGTGGCCGATGATGCTAAATGGCAGGCAGATGTCGCCGCGGGCAAGAAGGACGCTAAGGCATATGCTGCCTGGCGCAAGGACCAGGTGTTGCATAATGACCAGCTTAAAGCCCTTAAGAAAGCGTTGACGCAGGACCTCACTGCCGCCGACAAGATGGCGATGGCGTATGTCAACCAAGTGCCTGCAGGCGTGTATGCAGAGGGCATGAACTTCGCGACGTATGAGATCGAACACGGCGCCAAGGCGAACACGTCGTTCACGCTGTACAACAAGAACACCGTCATGGAGCTCGTCGCGAACGAGCCCGATTTGCTCCCGCATGCGGCATTCGACAAGGCGAAGGACACAGCATGGAACAGCCGCCACGTCACGTCTGCGGTGACGCAGGCAGTACTGCAGGGGCAGACGATCCCGCAGCTCGCCGCATCGATCGCAGGCATCGCCGCCATGGACCAGCGCGCTGCGATGAAGGCGGCACGCACTGCCATGACGAGTGCGCACTCGCTCGGTAAGCTCAAGGGCTACGAGCGCGCCGCCGGTATGGGTATCGACGTCGAAAAGCAATGGCTCGCGGCACTCGACTCGCGTACGCGCGGCAGCCATCGCCACCTCGACGGCGAAGTGGTCAAGCTCGACGCCGAGTTCAGCAACGGGCTGAAGTACCCGGGTGACCCGGATGGGCCTGCCTCTGAGGTCTACAATTGCCGCTGCACGCTCGTGCCCGTTATCGGCGACGTAGAGTATGACGAGGTCGAGCGGGCAAACAAGCTCGGCAAGATGAGTTATGAGGAATGGAAAGCAGAGAAGCTAACGAAAGAGCAGAAGCTCGCGAATTCACTCGATAGTCAGCTGAAGGATGTCGACAACGAGATCGACGTGCTGAAAGAGCTCATGAAGAGTTCCGATAAGACATATTCGGGCATCTGGAAAGACCCCGTGACGCTCGCCGATTGGGATGCGAAGAAAGAGGCGATCCCCAAGAAGTTCGAGTATTTCGAAGAGCAGGCGTCAAAGGCCATGGATGCCGGCGACGATGCAGCATTGGTGAAGTGGCAGACGCTCATTGACGATGTCGATGATTTCGATAAGCAGGGCCAAGCATATAAGGCACATGTCGACAACATGGCTACGTTGAAGCTCAAGCGGCAGTCGATCCACAAGCAGATGGTCGACCTCGGACTCATTGAAGATTCTGCGTTCAGCGAGGAACGCAAGGCAAACGCATGGCGGTTCACCTCGCCCGCCGAGGCCGACGAGCATTTCCGTGGCGTGAGCGGCAAGGTTTGGCGCGAAGCCACCAAGTCACAACGCGACGGCATTTACGGCTATACTCAGAGCTCGGGTGCGTGGAACCGCCCGCTGTCCGGTTTCCAGAAGCCGTGGTCGCAGGGTGGTTCCGGTTGGGAGAAGAAGTTCTACAAGGGTGTCGGCAACGTGTGGATCGATTTTGAGGGCAAGGGCTCCGCGATCCGCCGCATGACTGAGATCATTGAGAAATCATCGTATGATCACGATACATGGCTCGTACGTGGTTGCGATTACAACGCTATGGAATCGTTCTTTGGCATAGATGCATCGGAGTTGTATTCTATGGATACTGATGAGCTCAAATCGCTCGTCGGTATGTCGAACCGCATTCAATCGTTCGTGTCAACCGGTACGGCGAAGGGTAAGGGTTTCAGCGGCAAGCCTGTCGCCATGGAAATCTATTGCCCGGCTGGGTCTGAGATGATGTACGCGGAGCCATTTTCAGCGTTTTCTGGCGCCAACTACAGCGGGCATAGCTGGGATGGTAAGAAGGAACAAAAAAGTTTCGGTCACGAGTCGGAGATGATTCTACAGCGCGGCGGTTACTACACGGCGACCGACGTATATAAGGGCACCGACGGCAAGATGCATGTCGTGATGGAATTGCACCCCGAACAGGGTTACGATAAGTTCCAGCAGGATCCCAAAGAGTGGACCGGCTCGAAGAGCAAATACAAATAAGGAGTACCATGGCGATTGAGAAACAGAAAGTATCTAACCTCGAGCTCGACGACTCGTTTGGCTGCCTGAAACACAACCCCCGCAAATGCCGGACCTGTGCGAACGCACACGGCCCGGCGCCGTGGGAGGACTCGCCGGACAAGTCGTATTGCATGGCGTACGAGCGCCGCCTCGGCAACATCAAGCCCGACGCAGTATATTTCGACGGTGCCGATTGCCCGTTTTATATCGAGGAAGAGGCATGACATGGCCGGCGACGTCACGGTAAAGCAAGACAACACAGAGCAGGCAGTCGACGGCATCGATTCGGCTATCGGTGTCGCGCTCGAGAAGATCGGGCTTTTGGCTGAGAACTATGCGGCCAAGAAATGTCCGGTCGACACCGGCAACCTACGCGGCTCGATCACACATGAGGTCGATACTGCCGACAACGCCGTGTACATCGGTACCAATGTCGAATACGCGCCATACGTCGAGCTCGGTACTTCGCGCCAGAAGGCGCAGCCGTTCCTGAGGCCTGCGGCTTCCGAGCACGGCGCACAATACCGACAAGTGCTGAAAAAGGCACTCGGTGGCAGCAGTTAACCTGGTATTATTTATGTTAAATGCGCGAAGCAATGCGCTACGCAGTATGGGGTCGAAGCACGTACCCCAGAGTCCGAAGGAATGGAGCGAACACCATGGCACTTACCCGCAAACTCCTCCGATCCATGGGGATCGAAGACGAGAAGATCGACCAGATCATCGACGCACACACTGAGACCGTCAACGCGCTGAAGGACGAGCGCGATGGGCTCAAGGATGCCGCGGACCGACTGAAGAAGGCCGAGGCAGAACTCGAAGAGCTCAAAGCCAAGCCTGCAGACGGTTTCAAAGAGAAGTTCGAGAAGGAGCACGCCGATTTCGAGGCGTTCAAGGCAGACACCGCGAAGGCAGCTGCCGACCGTGAGAAGAAATCGCTGTACCGCAAGCTGCTCGCCGATGCAGGCGTCGACCCCAAGCGTATGGATGCCGTGATGCGTGTCGCCGACCTATCAGAAATCGTGGTCGAAGACGGCGCCATCAAGGACGCCGACAAGGTCACGGAGAAGGTCAAAGGCGAGTGGTCCGATTTCATTTCGACCACGAATAAGAAGCCCGCTGGCGTCGATACGCCCCCTGCTGGCGCAGGCGACGGTGCGGCCGAACCGAAGTCGCTGGGTGAAGCCCTGCGACAGAAGTACACCAAGCAGAACACTGATTAAAGGAGGCAATTATGCCTATCACCCTCGCAGAGGCCAAGGTCGGCATGGCCGACAAGGTCGACCAGCAGATCGTCGACATGTTCCGTCGATCCTCCCTGCTCCTCGACCGCCTCACTTTCGACAACGCCATCTCCCCCGGTACCGGCGGCTCCACGCTCGTCTATGGCTATACGCAGCTGAAGACGCCTTCCACTGCCGCCGTCCGTGCGATCAACTCCGAGTACACCGCCAACGAGGCCAAGCGTGAGAAGAAGACCACGCAGGCTATCATCATGGGTGGCGCCTTCGAGGTCGACCGTGTCATCCAGGACACTTCCGGCGCCATCGACGAGCTCGTGTTCCAGGCCGATGAGAAGATCAAGGCTACTGCTAATTTCTTCACTCATTGTGTTATTAATGGCACCACGGCTGGTACCGCAAGCGCAGGCAAGACCACTGGTACTTTCGACGGCCTCAACAAGTTGCTTTCCGGTTCTTCCACCGAGTACACCGCCACCGCGGACCTGTCTACCAGCGCGAATGTGGACGCCAACTACAACCAGTTCCTCGATGAGCTCGATGAGTTCATCTCCGGTATCGACGGCATGCCCGATATGCTGCTCATGAACCGCAAGATGCTCTCCAAGCTCCGTGGTATCGCTCGCCGCGCCGGTTATTACGAGTCCACGAAGGACGATTTCGGCCACGTCGTCGAGACGTATAACGGTATCGAGCTCATGGATGCCGGCGAGTTCTACGACGGCACCAAGACCGTCGACATCGTCGCCGATACTGCTGCCGGTTCTGGTACCTTCGGCACTTCCGATATCTACGCGGTCAAGTTCGGCCTCGACGCCTTCCATGGCATCTCCCCGACCGGCACTAAGGTCATCACGTCCTACATGCCTGACCTCACCCTCCCGGGTGCCGTCAAGAAGGGCGAGGTAGAGCTCGTCGCGGGCGTCGCCCTCAAGAACACGCTGAAGGCCGGCCACATGAAGGGCATCATTACCGCGCCGAAGACTGCCTAAGGAGTCGACATGCTGGAGGAGTTGCTCGCCGAGATCCACAATTGGTTCGAATGCGATTACCTCGCAGGTGAGCTCACCGTCATGGACGGCGAGCTCACCCTCCCGCATGGTTTCGTCAAGCCTGGCCAGTATTACCGCATCGTCGGCAGTGTTTTCAACGACGGCCTGCACAAGTACCCGACATCAGACCTCACCGATGAAGTATTCGATGGCGAGGTGTGGGCGTTGGCCGTGCCGAAGGCAGTTACCGACATCGCGATTGAAATCGAGGCGTGGCGTAAGGCCAACCCCGACTCCGTATATACTTCTGAGTCGTTCGGCGGGTATTCTTACACGAAGGGCACTGCTTCCGACGGTATGCCCATGCGATGGCAAGACGTATTTCGCCGACGCCTCAATCGTTGGAGGAAGTTGCCATGAGTTTGATCGATGCTTTCAAAGAGCCTTGCGTCGTGATGAACAAGGCTAAGGTGTCTGACGGCGAAGGCGGTTTCACGACTGCCTGGCAGGAAGGCGCCGAATTCGAGGCTGCTATCGTGAAGGACACGAGCCTCGAGGCGCGAATCGCCGAGAAAGACGGCCTCACTAACACATACACCGTCACCACGTCGGCGAATGCCTCGCTTGAGTTCCACGACGTTTTCAAACGCAAGTCGGACGGGCAGGTGTTCCGCGTCACGTCGAATGGCGACGACAAGCGCACGCCGCCTGTCGCGTCGTTCGAGTTCGAACAGGTGAGCGCCGAGGAATGGAGCCTGTCATGACGCCTGCAGCTGCGGTCTACGGTTTCATGGCCGGTTTCGGTATCCCGGCGTATGCGGCGACTTCCGTACCCGATGAGGCGGAGTTCCCATATATCACGTACGAGCTCGCAACCGATGATTTCTGGGGTGGCGAAGTCGCGTTGTCGATGGACATCTGGTATCGTGGCGACTCCGAGGCGGAGCCGAACGCGAAAGCGCGTGAAGTCTCAAAGGCACTTATCGGCTGCAAGTGTATCCCATGTGACGGCGGCGGTGTCATACTGAAAAAGGGCTCGCCGTTCTGCCAGAGCATGGGCGATACTGCCGACGATAAGATCAAGCGCCGCCATATCAATTTGACGGCAGAGTTTATCACCTCGTTTTGAGAGGACAAGTTAAATGGCTAAGTTCACACAGATCCCCACGGATACTTTCAAGAAGTTACAGCTCGGTGCAGGTATCCTTACTACCGAGTTCGACCCGGCAACAGCAGAGTTCGCTGCCACCAACATCATTGGTGCGACAAGCGGAGGTGTGTCGTTCGAGGCTGCGCCATCGTTCACTGACTTCGGCGATGATATCGACAACTGCCCTAAGAACACGAAAGAGCTCAAACGACTCGAATACTGGGACGCCAAGATGTCCGGCTCGTTCGTCACCATGGATACGAATATTGCGAAGTCTGTCGTCGGTGCTGCCACTATTGACAGTGACAACGCGACCAAAGTCGTGCCCCGCAACTCGGTCGATGCTAATGATTTCAAAGATCTTTGGTGGGTCGGCGATTACTCCGACGTCAACGAAGACGGCACGTCTGCCGGCAAGGCCGGTTTCATCGCGATTAAGCTCATCAATGCGCTGTCGACTGGCGGTTTCAAGATCCAGTCCGGCGACAAGGCAAAGGGTACGTTTGAGTTCGAGTACACGGGCCATTACAGCCTCGAGAACATCGACACCGTACCGTTTGAGATCTACATCAAGGCAGGTTCGGCCGACGCCTAGGCGTGGCCAGAAGGAGGAAACAAATGAAACTCAGTAACATCAAGGGTGACCGCGTTCTCGACGTCATCGCCGACATCATCGACCCTATCGCGAACATGGCGCAGGACAAAGACGTCGCCGCGATGTTCAAGCGCGAAGCCGTGCCCGACGGCATGGAGGCGCGTGATTTCTTCGCGAAGCGCATGTGCAAGGGCCTGCCTGTTCTGCTCAAGAACCACAAGGCCGATATCATTGCCGTCATGGCGGCGATCGAAGGCGTGACCCCTGAGCAGTATGCGGCATCGCTCGATTTCCCCAAGCTGTTCACCGATGTCATGGAGCTCGTGACTGACAATGCGTTCCTCGATTTTTTATCATCGCAGGAGACAAAGAAGGGCGCAGATGCGCCTGGCTCTGCCTCGGGGAGTTTCGAGGTCCTCTAAGGGCCAACGCATTCGTCAAGTTCACGCTGGCCCGCTATAGGAAAGAACGGGATGAGATGGCGTTCAAGGTATACGTCACCGACTCCCTATACCTTATGGGCCAGCAGAAGTTTATCGGTCGCCGTTGGTACGACCAAGTCCGGCCCAAGGTATATGAAGACATCGACGCCGCTGCAGTCGTGGCGGACGTCACGCAAAGGGCGGGATTGGTGGTCGTATGAATCTACTCGACCTCGCCGTCAAGATCACATGCGACGACCAGGCATCCGGCGAGGTCGACAAGATCAGCGACGGCATTAAGAACAAACTGGGTGCCGCCGCTAAAGCCGGCGTTGCGGCCGCGGCGGCAGTCGGTACCGCTACAATCGCTATCGGTAAGACTGCACTCGACGCGTATTCGAACTATGAGCAGTTAGTCGGCGGTATCGATACCCTGTTCAAGTCATCGTCTGCTAAGATGCAGCAGTACGCGGCTAACGCCTACCAGACGGCCGGTGTCTCAGCCAACCGCTATATGGAGATCTCGACGAGCTTCGCGGCTGCGCTCATCAGTTCACTCGGCGGCAATACCGAGGCCGCGGCCGATATGGCCAACACCGCCATCACGGACATGAGCGATAATGCCAACAAGATGGGCACGTCGCTTGAGACCGTCCAGGAAGCGTATATGTCGCTGTCGCGCGGTAACTACGAAATGCTCGACAGCCTGAAACTTGGTTATGGCGGTACTAAATCAGAGTTGGAGCGCCTGCTTTCAGACGCCGAGAAGTTCTCTGCGGCACAAGGCAAAGTGCGCGATTTCTCGGTCGACTCATATTCCGACATCGTCGAGGCAATCCATATCGTGCAAGACGAGATGGGCATCACCGGCACGACGGCGGAAGAGGCCGCGACTACCATCGAAGGTTCCGTCAATATGGCGAAGGCCGCATGGGACAACTGGCTCGCCGGCCTCGGCAATGAAGATGCTGACATGGAAGGCTTGACCGATCAGCTCGTCGGTTCTGTCGCCACCGCAGGCAAGAACATCATCCCGAGAGTCGGCCAGATCATGACGACCCTCGGTCAGACGGTCGCAGATTACGCACCTGGTGTCGGTCTCTACCTCCGCAACGCGCTCATCAGCGTCCTGCCTGAAGCCGTGCAAGGGCCGATGCGTGACGCATTCGCAGGCGTCGACAAAGTCATCGGTAAACTCGCAGGCGTATTCAACGACAATTTGAAACCAGCAGCAGGTGCAGCCGACAGCGTTTTCAGCGCGATCAGCTCGGGCGTCACGACTTTCAGCGATGCGGTCAATGAGTATGTGCTCCCGGCGATCGACACGCTGTCACCGGCTTTCGAAGATTTCTTCGGGGCGATCGAGTATGCGCAGCCACTGCTTACGTTCATCGCGGACCTCATCGGTACTGCATTGGCGGCGGCGATCAGTACGGCTATCAAGGTGTTCTCGGCAATCGTCGAGGTCATCGCGTTCGTCATCACCGGTTTCCAGCAGCTATATGAGGACATCAGTGGTTTCGTGACTGGTGTCGTGCAGTTCTTCACGACCGACTTGCCGAACGCGATCAATGCATTGGTGCAATGGTTCGCACAGTTGCCAGGTAACATCGCGACGTTCTTGTCGACAGTCATCGCGAACGTCGCCTCATGGGTCTCCAACATGGTGACGAATGCTGTAAACGCCGGTTCGCAGTTTGTATCGAACGTGGGCAATTTCTTCTCGCAGCTGCCGGGTAACATCCTCGGTTTCCTCAACAGCGTCATACAGAATGTACTGACGTGGGTGTCGCAGATGGGCCAGCAGGCGGCGAACGCAGCCACGCAGTTCGCGAATAACCTCATCAACGGCCTCGCGTCTATTCCTGGCCAGGTGACGTCGATCGGCTCGCAGATCATCCAGGGTATGGTGAACGGCGTTACCGGTGCTGCCGATAAATTGATCGATTCTGTCAAAGGCGCTGTCGACGACGCTATCAGCGCTGCCAAGAACTTACTCGGCATCAAATCACCATCGCGTGTGTTCCGCAAGATCGGCCAGTATACGATGCAAGGTGCGGCACTCGGTGTCGACGATGATGCTAACTTGCTGTTGCAGTCTACAGACAACGCGATGCGCGGTATGATTTCAACGGCACAAGATATTGCTGTGCCCGGCGTCGGCAATGTGACTGGCGGCGAATCGGCTGTTATCAGCTGGCTGGCAGAGAACCTGCCGGCCATCATTGCAGAGTTTACGCCTGTCATGGGCGAATCGGAATTCGGGCGCAAGGCAAGAAAGGCGGTCGCGTATGCTTGATATCGTATATGAGTCTAGCACCGGTGCCGTCATTCAGCTCAATTCCGGCATTTACGTCGGCAAACCAAACGACCTATTCAGCCGCGAATGGGACTACAAGATCGGGTATCGCGCTTTGGCTACGGCCTCGCGCGGTGCCCGCAAGGTCTCATTCAAGGCGTTTTTCGCAGATATGGCGCAGGCGGACACGTTCCGCCACTGCGCCGATTCCGACATGCAGAAGGGCACACCCGGCACGATCAGTGTCGATGGTTGGTTCCAGCAGTGTTTCGTCGTGGCTTCCGAGGTCGACGGCATCGGTAGCGATTTCTTCGCTGCGAAGCTGACTATAGTTTTGCTCGACGGTGTGTGGCATAAAGGGACGACGACGGCATTCGTGCCCGTGCGGGATTCGGCAGATTACGAATTCCTCGACCTGCCGCACGACCTTCCGTACGATCTCGGCGCGACGCCGCCACAGCAATACGCAATTAATCCCGGATATACCGATAGCCCCGCAAAGCTCATCGTGTATGGGCCTGCGGTCAACCCTTCTGTGCGCCTGGCTGGTAACCTGTACCAGGTCGATGTGACAGTGCCGGAGGGCGGTTACATGGACATAGACCCGCTGCACCGAACAGTCATCGTGGTCGCCGCTGACGGCTCCACGATGGACGCTTTCAGCAAGGCGCACCGAGGCAGCGGTGCTGGGTCTGGCGAGTACATCTTCGAGCGCGTGCCGGCCGGCACGTCTGAAATCTCGTGGGACAACAGTTTCGGCTTCGACCTCACCCTGTACGAGGAGGAAGGTGAGCCTGCATGGTTTTAGTGGTGCATGATCCAGCCGTAGGCGACATCCGCGAAATCGAGGAATTCGAGCTTGACCTCGCCTTCGGAAGCGACGAGAACGCGTTGCAGCTTGAGGCACGTGCCGCCGAAGCCCCTGCCGAGGGCCAACTCGTGTTCATCGACGGGACCGAGTACGGCGGCGTCGTCGACGAGGTTACCTATGATGCAGGCAGGGAAATGACCGGCACAGTTCTGTGCAAGGGTCGTACATGGCACGGGATCTTAGCAGGTAAGCGCCTGCTCCCTGATTCCGGTAGCAGCTACCTTTCAGTAAGTGGAAAAGCGGGCACGGTGCTCGCGTCACTCATCGGGCGCATGGGCCTCTCGGGCCTGTTCTCGGTCGCATCGGACGACAGCACGATAAGTTATACATTTGAGCGGTTTGCTGACGGCTACAGTGGTCTCAAGGCACTGGCGGAGGCGAACGGCCGCAAGGTCTCGATGCGCCGCATCGGCGGAAAAGTCGAGCTCTCGCTGCCGCCAGTAGTTAACTATGCGAACAAGGTCGACTCTGACCTACTTGATTTTACGTTGACAACAGTCCACCGTTGCATCAACCACCTGGTCTGTGCCGGCACCGGCGAACTGGAAAATCGCGCCGTTGTCCATTTCTATGCGGACGCGGCGGGCAACGTCAGCCACACCCAAAGCCTCTTCGGTGTCGACGAGATATGCGCGCTTTACGACTACAGCAACGCCAATGAGGCGAAGCTCGAGGAGGAAGGCAGCAAGAAGCTCCAGGGGTACCAGACCAAGGGCAGTGTCGACGTCGATGCGCATGACGACATCGACGTCGATGTCGGTGACATCATCTCGGCGCGCGATAATGCGCATGGCAAGATCGTCAGCGCGACCGTGGTGAAGAAGATCGTGCAGGTCTCGCATGGCGTGGCGACATATAAGTACGAGGTCGGCAGCGAGACCACAACGAAGAACTCATCCAGCACGATTGCCGAAGGTGGTGGAGGCCACGCTTACCTCGCCGGAAAGGGCCTGAAGCTCGAGAACTACACATTTAGCGCGGAAGTCGATGCGGAATCGCTCAAGGCTGTGGAGGCCAAGGCCGACAAGGCTGTGACAGATGCCTCGAACTCCTTGCAGACGTGGGCGCAGGCAGACATCGCGATGGGCGATGTGTCCACGCTTACCGAAGGCTCTAAGGCCACCGCGTCACTGTCAGGCGAAGGGCTAATTAAGACGCTATCACTCGGTATCCCGCGTGGCGCGACTGGTATCCAAGGCCCGAAGGGCGAGCGAGGCCCGCAGGGTATCCAAGGCCTGCAGGGAATCAAGGGAGATACTGGTGATACCGGCCCGCAGGGCGAGACAGGACCGCAAGGACCGAAAGGTGCTACCGGACCACAAGGCCCCAAAGGCGAGACCGGTGAGCAAGGCCCGCAGGGTGTGCAGGGAAAGCAAGGCCCCCAGGGTATCCAAGGCGAGACTGGTCCGCGGGGCCCGCAGGGTGTCAAGGGTGATCAGGGCCCGAAGGGTGATACCGGTGAGGGTTTCTCCATTTCGAAGGTGTACGCCAGCTACGAGGCGATGCAGGCGGGATGGAAGACGGACGGCGTGAAGGTCGGTGGCTTCGCGGTAATCAGCTCGAACGTCGAGGACCCGCACAATGCCGAGCTGTATGTGAAATCGGCAAACGGCTATTCACTCATCGCCGATATGAGCGGCGCGACAGGTGTGAAGGGCGCGCAGGGCCCGACGGGCGCGCAGGGCCCGATCGGTGCGACGGGCGTGGCTGGAGCCACAGGACCGCAAGGCCCCAAGGGAGCCACGGGGGCCACAGGCCCTCAAGGCATCCAAGGCGCGACGGGTGCCACAGGCGCGACCGGCGCGAAGGGCGCGACCGGTCCAGTTGGCCCGCAAGGCGTGAAGGGCGAGCAGGGCGAGCGAGGCCCGCAGGGTATCCAAGGACCGAAGGGCGAGAAGGGTGAGCGCGGCGACTCCGGCGTCACTACACCGCTGTCGGGGTTCTTCTCTCTTACGGTCGATTCTGACGGCAACCTATGGTCGCATGTGGCGGACGGGGCTGCAGCCCCACCGCTCTCGTATAATCAGACCACGGGTGAGCTTTACTACGAGATAGGTGAGTAACGATGGCTAAGTACCTTGTAGGCAACATCAAGGGTCCGAAAGGCGACACCGGCGCCACAGGCCCGCAAGGCGCAACCGGAGCACGGGGTGCCACCGGCGCGACAGGGCCGCAAGGGCCGAAAGGCGAGAAGGGTGATACCGGCCCGCAGGGACCGACAGGCCCGCAGGGGCCGACAGGCCCGACTGGCCCAGTCGGCACACAGGGGCCTCAAGGTATCCAGGGGCCCAAGGGTGATACCGGCCCGCAGGGACCGACAGGCCCGCAGGGGCCGAGCGGCGGCGAGATCAAGGACACCCGAAACGACAACCGGACCCCGGCGTGGTACATGAAGAATCACCCGCATGAGACGGTGGTCGAATTCAAGGCTGCGAACGCCATTGGGATTTCAAGCGGTGAAACCTTCGCGACACTCGTCACTTTCGTGCAATGGAACGATAATACCGGCGGGTACCCGAAGCAGGTCGCCATGAGCGCCTCTGACATATGGTGGCGGCGCGGCGGGTCAGACTCTTCGTGGACACCGTGGCAGCACATCATCGATACGTACGATCCGAACACGACGTGGATCATGGCCCACCGCGTCGGCGAATATGTCGAGACAGATGGCTCGTTCAATCCTAACGACATCAGTGGCACGTGGGTACGTGTACCTAGCCTCGGGCCTTACACGTGGCTCAGGACGAGTTAAAGGAGACAAATATGGCAAAGACAGAAAATTTCACACACTATACCTGCGACCGATGCGGCGCGGATGCATACCTCCAGCAAGGCGCAGCTGCAGCTGGGGACTGGCGCGAGGTCGAGCGCTTCGACCAGTACGGCAGCAAGGCGAGCCGACTTCTGTGCAAGTCCTGCACGGACGAATACAAGAAGCTGGCCGCCAAGCAGGACGGCGAGTTCCAGCAGTTCATGAGCAACGCGAAGGAGTAGTACCATGGCATTTGAAATCGTAGATGGCATGACGGGGACCAAGCACATCAGCTCGGACGACCTGTCGGCATTGAACATCGCGACCATCGGCAAGGCCGATTGCGTGCTCAAGTATGGTGACGATTTTAAGCTCACGATGGCTAGCGCGAACAACGCGACGCTCGGCACCGGCGTCGGCATGGTCGGCGGCAAGCGCTTCTGGAACCAGGCTGCGACCTCGCTGACGGTCCAGTCCGGCACGCAGGGTCAAAAGCGCAACGACCTGGTCGTGGCCCGCTACGCGAAGACCAGCGCGGGCATCGAGAGCATCACACCCGTCGTCATCAAGGGCACGCCCAGTACGGGGACGGCGGCGGACCCCGCGACGACCTCGAACGACTTGAAGCTCTGGCGCATCCCGTTGAACGGTATCAGCGTCGGCACACCAGTCAAACTTTTTGACACCGTAGCCTCGCTCGCGACCCTTAGAGATTCCTTATCCCAAACGAAAATCGCCGACGGCGCAGTGAACATTTTCGGGTGTAACGTGACTGTGCGTGTTTACTATATTCCAGCTATACAATCACTTGTTTTTGACACGAAAGGCAACGGCACCATGGTCACCGGTACTCAGACCGGTTATTCTGCAAAAATACTCACACTGCCGTCAGATTATTGGCCATCTAATGAGCGGATCGTGTGCCTTTATACAAACGCGCAAATAGAATTTAGTGTGATGCTAAGAGTCCAAACGAACGGTGACGTGATGGGCGATGTGACATCGTCGAGACCGATGAGCGCTTATGGTTGGCCATCAGCCAAAGGCTTTATCCCCCTGTAGCATTCCGTACCCGGCACGATCGTGTTGCAAACTGGGATCAGCACTGAGAACATTTGTTATTTGAAAGGTATTGATTCGTGGTTAAATATATGACAATGACCATCGTAACCACTATTATGGGTACGATAATCGGCTGGTTGCTGAATGCGATTAAAACCAACACCGGGCAGCTATATAACTTGTCACGTCGTGAACACGAAGAACGCGTACAAAATCGCGCTATGCTCGGTGAGTTACTGTTTTACCGGCTCGAAGATCTACACCGGCGTTTTGTCATCGAAGGCCATCCGTGTTCTGCGGCTGATAAACAGCAGGTTGACGACATTTATCATCATTACCATGATGAATTGGGGCTCAACGGACCCGGTACACATATGTATAATGAGATCATGGAAGCACATCAAGAATAAGGAGTAATTATGCAATACCTTCTGCCTGACAAGGCATATAATATCCTTAAGTGGGTCGGCCTCGTTGCCCTCCCCGCAGTAGGTACTTTTGTCGGTACCGTCGGTACCGCTGTCAATTGGGAGCCGACTACTATCGCAGTGACTGTGATCACCGCCGCGGGTACGCTCGTCGGCGCACTCCTCGGTGTGTCTCATGCCACTGCGAAGGCTTCGAATGAGTAACAACGGTAATACTATTGGAAAGGGTGAGTAATTTGGGTATCAAGGCAAATATGCGCGTTGCTGGATATCTATCTAAGCCTCACCTTGCTCGACGATTGGCATTATGTGCAAGTACGGTTGCTATCGCACTTGTACTCACAGTACCGACGACGAGTTATGCCTACGAGCGTATCACTAATTACGTCAGCAATGGACACGGGTCGCTGTCACCGCAGTACCTCGTGATCCACGAGACGGCTAACCCAGGCGCGAGTGCGTGGAATCACGTGCTTTTGTGGTCACGTGACGATACCTACGCAGTGCATGATGTCATGGAGCTAGACGGCTCTAAAGTGTACGATACCGTACCGCAGAACCGCTTGTGCTGGCACGTCGGCAATGGCAATTGGTGTACGATCGGCATCGAGCTGGCACATGCCACAAATGCCACTGATTTCGCCAAGCAATGGACCGAGGCTGTGAAGTGGGCAGGCGACACGCTCCGCGCTCATGGTTGGGACACTAGCCGCCTGCTCAGCCATTATGAAGCCGCACGTACCTGGGGCGGGTCTGACCACACTGACCCGATCGGTTATTTCCGTCAGTACGGTAAGACTTGGGGCGATTTCAAGCACGATGTCGCCACCTATATGGGTAGCGGCTATATCGCGCCGATAGCACCGACGGACGGCAACGGAGGCACGTACCAGCCTTCCACATCTGCCACGCGTACGAGTTTTCCGAAGTCCACGGGCAAGTCGGTCAATATTCATTATGCACTGCATAACCGTCACGCTGCATGGAACAGCGCCGTCACTAATTTTAATGACAGTAACTCCGATGGTTTCGCTGGTATGCCTTACGGCTCTCACGACATGCTCATCGCTTGGGTCGATAGCGGCACCCTGCGCTACCGCGTCCACACCAAGGAAAGCGGCTGGCTTGACTGGGTGCAGGCCGCTAATTACAATGATTCTGTAAATGGCATGGCTGGTATCTGGGGTCAGACGATTGACGGTGTGCAGATGTATTACATCACGCCGAATGGTGACTATAAACAGGTCTACTATCGTTCTCAGGATGTTGCCCACGCTGGCTACTGGGACGAGGTTTGTGACGACGGCTCCACCTATGGTGGCGATGATTATGCCGGTATATATGGTTACGCACTCGACCGTCTCCAGTGTTATGTTTCGGACGGCACTCGTCGTTAATGATTGGAGAAAGCATGATGTTCGGTAACTACAACGCATATCAACCTATCGGCGCACCGCAACAATTCGCCATGGACCAGATGCAGCAGTTTCAGCAACGCGCTCAAATGCAGCAGAGCATGCAGCTAATCCGTGTCACTGGTATGGACGGGGCCAAGGCATACCAAATGCCTCCCAACTCCGTCGTGCCCCTGTTCGACGCAGACAACGACATCATGTATGTTAAAAGCACGGATGGTGCCGGTTTTCCGACCATCCGTGCTTTTGCATTTCAACCGGTTGAAGACAAGCCCGAACCGGCGCAGCAATACGTGACACGTGACGAATTCGATGCAGCGATGAAGCACTTGAGGGAGGCGATCGACAATGGCGAGTAGCCTGTTCGGTGGCGCACAGAAACCAAACCCCTTGCAATCTGCAATGCAGGCTGTCAACATGATGCGCCACACAAATCCAGAGCAAGTCATGCAAGCTATGATGCGCGACAACCCGCAGTTCGCAGAGTTCATCAATGCGAATAAGGGCAAGAGCCCCGAGCAGATCGCGAGTGAGCACGGTATCGATATAAATGCAATCAAGCAGATGTTTGGGTAGTGAAGCGGAGCGTACGGCCGTCGACCTACTTGAGCATATATAAGATGTCTAGTATTAGAAAAGAATTGAGATGTCTATGTCTGAGTATTCACTTTCCGACATCGCGGCCGCTTCCGGTGAGTCCGGTTTTGGCGGCAACAATGCATGGTGGGTGATCATCCTCTTCGCGATGATCTTCGGTTGGGGTGGCAACGGCTTCGGTGGCAACCGTAACGCCGGCGAGCAGCCCGTGACTGAAGCCGGCCTGTGTAATGCCATGAACTTCAACGACTTGGCGAACCAGGTCGGGCGAGTGAACGACATGATGCAGACGCAGTTCATGCAGACCAGTCAGGGCCTCGCGTCTGTCGGCTACGAGAACCTCCGCAACTTCGCGCAGACGCAGGACACTATTAAAGACGGCAACTACTCGCTGTCGTCCCAGCTCGCAAATTGCTGCTGCACCACCCAGCGTGGTATTGACTCCGTCAATTACAACGGCGCGATCAACACCGCTGCCATCCAGCAGACTGTGGCAGAGCAGACACAGAAGGTCCTTGACACCATCACCGGCAACCGCATGGCCGACATGCAGAACCAGATCAACCAGCTCCAGCTGTCCCAGGCGATGTGTGGCGTGGTACGCTACCCCAACACCTTCGCCTATAACGCTGGCCCGTCGCCGTTCTGCGATAACGGTTGCTGCGGTGCGGCAAACATCTAAACAAACATTCGATCGATAAGGCATTTCCGCCTGGGCAAGATAGGGGCATGGCTCAGGCCATGCCCCTATTTCAATAGAAAGGATAAACCATGTCGTGCAAATCTGCAATCTACACTGCCGACCCGTCTAGTACCGTGCTCACGCTGTCTACGGCTGCCGGTACGGCTATCCCGCTCGGTACGACTGTCCGTCGTTTCGGCTGCAATGCCGTCCTGTCTGGTAACGGCGTCCTGCTCAAGGGTCAGGGTTATTTCGATGTCGATGCCAGTGTCACGTTCACGCCTACTGCTGCCGGTGCATATACCGTCACACTATTCAAAGACGGCGTCGCCGTGCCCGGCGCCATGCAGACCATCACTGCGGCAGCTGCGGGCACTGTGTCGGTCAATATCCCGGCAATCGTGCGTAACCAGTGCTGCGACAGCACCTCGACGCTTACACTCGTGATCACCAGCGCGACTGTTCCGGCGACCGTCACGATCGACAACACCGCGGTCGTCGTCACGAAACTCTAATGACAGAACAGGAGTTCTGGCACAGTATCTTGGCGATCAACATGGCAAACTTCATGGTCAACATGGAGAACCTTGCAGTTAACCGCGAGATATTGGCCAGGGCTAAAGAAAGGGATGCCGTCGAGGCATCCCTTTTGCAAAGTATATTGGACGAATTGAGAGAAGGTAAAGATGCCGGTAATTGACGTGTTCGCAAAGGTATCTGACCACCTAATCGACGGCATGATGATGCACGAGCAGATGGCAGATTACTACAACTTCCTCGGTTTGGACGGTTTCAAGCGACTGCATGAGTACCATTTCTTGTGTGAGACGATTTCGATGCGTCGTATCCACCGCTATTTCATCGACCACTGCAACCAGCTTTTGCCAGCGGCTAATACGAAACACCTCGACGTCATCCCCGTCGCGTGGTCGAACTTCACACGGCAAGCGGTCGAATCTGAGACGAAGTCCAAGGCCGTCGAGACGGGTATGCACGAGTGGTGCGAGTGGGAACACAAAACGAAAGAGCTCTATGCGAAGTCGGCCAAAGACCTCTATGACGCAGGTGAAGTCGCCGCTGCAGACGTGATCTACAAGCTCATGCGAGATGTCGACGATGAATGCAAGTATGCCGACCGCTTGGCACTCAAGCTGAGTGCTGTCGATTACGACATGCAGGTAATCGTGCCTATGCAGCATGAGCTGCACGAGAAATATAGGAAGAAGCTACATGACGTCGGGAAGAAACTCAGTTAGGGGTGAATTGAAATGGTATCAATTGAGACCATCGAAGAGGAGATCCTCAACCTGGAGAAGCGCGATACGTCTTATGCCGTATGCGAGCGTCTGGCATGGTTGTACATCGTTCGCGACCACCTCAAAAGCAATATGCAGCCCATGGCAATGTCGACACAGAAGACCGATGCGCTCACGGGGTCTGATTTCTTAGAAGCCGCGTCAAGTGTGGACTACGCGGCACTCATGGGAATACTCGACAAACACATGGAATGTATAAAAGCCGTGTGCCCTAAAGAGTATGGCGTCGTCATGTCCCAGATCTACGCATTACGGTAGTTATCACCTGTCAAACAGTGTCAACCACCTGTCACACTCCTAAAAGGGCCAGTGTGACAGGTGTTTGCATTTCTATCTCGCGTTTCTCATCACCTGTCAAGCTGTCAAACAACAAGGGGCCCCTATATTAGATATTTTTTATCTATATATCTAATAGACCTTATATAGATATAAAAGTCAAATTATCTAAGGATAGGGGAGAAAACTGTGTGACAGTGTGACAGGAGGCGAGAAATGCGACGTAGTGATGCGACTTACTGTCAAACAGGCCTGAAATCAGCCGTTTGACAGGTGTTTGACAGTGTGACAGGTGTTTCGAAAAAGTTATAAATACTCGAATAAATCGAAAGAAAACGTTGTATAATAAGGTCCGCCGATCGAAGGAGGTGAAAGATGAAAAGCCTATATGAAACGATCCGCGAGTTCGGCGATACCCAAAGCGGGCTCGCACGAATGCTCGGCATCACCGAGTCCACATTATCGTGGAAGATCAACGGCAAAGCCGAGTTCAAGCAGTCTGAGATAAAGGCTATCGCAGACCGGTACGACTTGACGGGCGAGGAAATCAAGTCGATGTTCTTCGCGTAATGGGTCTGTTCGCTTACCAGCAGGCAGCACTTGACCGTGTCGACGGTAAACGCAAGTGCGCGTTCTACCACGACATGGGCCTGGGCAAGACGTTCACAGGTGCAGAAAAGTTGATGTCGGACAAGTGTTGGCATTTGGCCTTGGTCGTATGCCAAAAGTCGAAAGTCGCCGATTGGGTTGGCCATTTCGCGAACTACTATGACATCGACGTCGTCAATTTGACCAAGCCACATGCCATGGAAGGTTTCGAACGGCGTATCCGTGACCCACATGCACGGGATGCAGTCGCCGTGATCAATTATGACCTGTTGTGGAGACGCCCGGAACTTCAGGCGTTGAAGTGCTTCGCATTGATGTTCGACGAGTCGTCGCTGCTGCAGAATAAGTCGTCGAAACGTACCAAGGCCGCGATGAAACTGGCTGCAAGGGCAAATGAGCTTATCTTGCTGTCTGGTACGCCCGTCGACGGCAAATACGAACGTCTGTGGACGCAGCTGAACATGCTCGGTTGGTGTATCGACGAGAAACTGTTTTGGCGGCAATATGTCGAATCTGAGACGACGATGCGTGAGGGTTTTCCGATCACGAAGGTGACGGGTTACAAGAACGAGGAGAGGCTGGTGCGTAAGATGAAGGAACTCGGTTGCGATTTCCTCAAGACCGACGACGTCATCGACCTGCCTGATCAGCGTTTTATCCGCATCGACGTACCGATGAGCGAGTATTACCGTAAGTTCGCCAAGGTGAACGTAATCACCGCGTTCGGCCGCGATTTCGTCGGCGACACAGTGTTCGGCGACCTCACGGCAAAACGCCAACTGGCTGCCGCGTATTCGCGTGCCAAGCTCGAGGCGTTCGGCGATTTGCTGGACGGCACGAGTAAACGGCTCGTCGTGTTCTACAATTTCGATGTCGAGCTCGAAGGGCTCACGGCTGAGTTGGAGAAGCGATACAGGTTGTATGGCGTGCTCAATGGCAAGGCGCATGACTTGTCACCGTTTTTCGATACTGACGACGGTGTCGCGCTCATCCAATACCAGTCTGGTGCCATGGGCGTGAACTTGCAGCAAGCCGACACTTGCGTCTATTTCTCGCCGCCGCTCGCGTCATCGCTCTTCGAGCAGTCGAAGAAGCGTATCCACCGTGTCGGCCAAGACAAGCCGTGCACGTATTACGAGCTGGTATCGAAAGGTACTGTCGAAGAGAAGATCTACGATACGCTGGCGATGCGGCGCGACTACACAGAGAAGCTATTTGAGATGGGAGGTGATTAGTTGGCAGGCGAAAAGAACTTCGAAAACCGTCTGAAGCGGTGGCTCGATTCGCAAGGCATATGGCACGTCAAGTTTTTCGCCAACCGCAACACGCGGGCCGGTGTACCAGACATCTTGGCATGTGTCAACGGCCGTTTCGTCGGCATCGAGCTCAAAGGCCCAAATGGAAAGCCGTCGCCATTACAAGTCTACCACTGTGGGAAGATCACGGAAAGCGGAGGCATAGCCGTTATCGTCTGGCCGGATGATTTCGCCCAATTCAAACGGCTAGTACAACGCCTTAAGGAGAAAGGAGGAAACTGCGATGTTCAAGACCTCATATTCGAGGGTCGGTACCTTCACCCAGTGCCCGCGTAAGTTTGAGCTCAACTATGTCGACGGCCTTGAAGTGCCGTTCAACTGTGACGCGGCAAACCCGCTCGTTATCGGCACGATGCTCCACGAATGCATCGAAGTCGGTGTCGACGAGGCCATCGCGAACTACAAAGCCGCATACCCCGTCATGACCGACCTTATGGCCAACGAGATCATGAAGATCCGCGTACTCGGCCAACGTGCCCGCGAACTCGCATGGGGCATGTTGGACGACGACACCGACCCAGTGTTTGAGGTAAAGGTCGAGGACGACAGCGGTTTTGTCGGGTTTATCGATATGCTCATCCCGCGCGGCAAGGGCCTGTGGACGATGCTTGATTTTAAGTATTCGAACAATGTCGACAGGTACCTCGAAAGTGGACAGCTCAGCGTCTATAAGTATTTTTACGAAAAGACGCACCCCGGTGAGATCATCCAAGACATGGCATTCCTGATTGTGCCCAAGACGATGATCAGGCAGAAGAAGACCGAAGACCTCTACCAATTCCGCGAGCGCCTCGCTGCGACATTGGAAGACATGTGGCCGGCTCTCTACCGTGTCCAATATGACTCTCAAAAAGTCGCCGACTTCGCGGTCGGCACTTGTACGATGGCGAATGCCACCGAATTCCCAAAGCATGAGTCGCGCCTATGCGACTGGTGCGATTACAAAGATTTTTGCATAGGAGGAAATGATATGCTTATCCTGCCCAAGAACGAACGCCGCCCTGAGGCTGTCATCACCGAACCCGATATGTGGATCTACGCCGATAGTTATGTCGGCAAGTCGACGTTTGTCGACCATTTCGACGACGTGCTGTTCATCAATACAGATGGCAACACCCAGAATATCACGAGCCCGTTTATCCAGATTGCCGACGAGCTCGTGACCGAAGGCCGTATGAGCCGCAAGGTGCTCGCATGGTCGAAGTTCCGCGAGGTCATCGACGAGCTGGAGAAGCATGACAACAGCTTCCACGTCATCGCGCTCGACTTGGTCGAAGACCTGTACGAGCACTGCCGATTCTATGTGTTCGACCAGCTCGGTATCAAGCATGAGAGTGATGGCGGCTACGGTAAGGGCTGGGACATGGTGCGCACTGAGTTCCTCAGCCAGATGAAGCGCCTGAAGTCCCTCGGCTACCGTATCATCTATATCTCCAAGGAGCTCGTCACTGAGATCACGTACGCCAACGGCATGAAGGTCTCGACGTTCAAGCCGAACCTGCCGGACAAGGTCGCGAACGTGCTCGCAGGTACCGTCACCATGACACTCCGCGCCTATATGGACGAGCGCGGCCATTTCCTCCAGCTCCGTAAGAACGAGAACGTCTTTGGTGGCGGCCGTATCGATTTCAAACGTGACCGCTGCGACCTCACTGTCGATGCATTCAACACGGCGTTGCTCGAGGCACAGGGCACGAAGGTCGAGGCCGAGGCAGAGAAGCCGAAGGCACGCAAGAAGGCAGAGCCTAAGCCTGAGGTTGAGGCTGAGACTGAGACTGAGACCGAGGTCGTCGAGGAGCCTGACGCCGCGGAGGAGAAGCCGAAGCGTCGTGTACGTAAGGCCAAGCCTGCTACCGAGGAGGAACCGCCGTTCGATGCCGAGGAAACCGCAGAGCCCGAGGCTGTCGAGGAAAAGCCGAAGCGCCGCACCCGCAAGCGTCGCGTCGTCGAAGAGTAAATAGTATTTTGACATCTGAAAGGATATATCATGGACTTCAGCAAGTTTGACAAGATGGTCGACATCGACGGCCTCAAGAAGGACATCGCCGACGCCGAGGCAAATGGCGACGGTGGCGATTTTAAGGACGTACCCCACGGTAGTTATGAGGTCGCGATCGACAAGCTCGAGCTCACCGAGACCAAGAAGACCGGCAAGCCGATGGCGTCGTGCTGGATGAAGATTGTGAGTGACGGCGAGTTCAAGGGCCAGCGTATTTTCATGAATCAGGTCATCACGCAGGGTTTCCAGATCCACATTATGAACGCTTTCCTCCGTTCGCTGCTGCCTGAGGGTTCTGACATCGACGTCGAGTTTACGGGTTACGCAGAGTACAACGATCTGCTGCTCGATATTGCCGAGTATATCGATGGTAAATTCGAGTACGGTTTGGAGTATGGCGAGAACAACAAGGGTTTCAATACTTTCCAGATTACTGACATTTTCGAGCTTGACTAGGTGCGGCGATGCTCAATTTCTACGACTTCGAAGTTTTCAAACACGACTGGATGGTCGTAGTCATCAACCCTGTTGCACACGATGAGCGCGTCATCATCAACGATGCCGACGCGCTCACCGCGCTCTACGAAGAGCACAAGCGTGAGATCTGGGTGGGTTACAACAACCTCCATTACGACCAGTTCATTTTTAAAGGCATCTTGTGCGGCTTCGACCCGAAGGCTATCAACGATTTCATCATCGCCGAAGGCCACAAGGGCTGGCAGTATTCGAGTTTGTTGCGCAAGGTTTACATGGTCAACTACGATGTATTCCACCCGCGCACTGACAGGGGCCTCAAGACACACGAGGCGTATCTCGGCAACGACATCTGCGAGACGACGGTGCCGTTCGATATCGACCGTAAGCTGACCGAAGCCGAGATTGCCGAGACCGTTAAATATTGCCGCCACGATGTCGAGCAGACCATCGAGGTATTCATGCAACGCAAAAGTGAATTCGATGCACGCATGGACCTGCTCAAGATGTTCAATTTGCCATTGGTGTACCTCGGCAAGACCGATGCACAGCTCACGGCTATCATCTTGGGTGCCGAGCGGCCTGTACACCCGCGTGACGACGAATTCGACATCGTGCCGTTGCCGTGCCTCGATCTCGGCCCGTATGATTTTATCCGATCATGGTATCTCGACCCTGCGAACCAAGATTACTCGGCGACGCTCGATTTCGATATTGCCGGCTGTCCACACAAGTGTGCGTGGGGAGGCCTGCATGGCGCGATAGCACAATACGCCGGCGAAGGTTATTTCATCAACGTCGATGTCGAAAGTTATTACCCGGCTGAGATGATTGCGCACGAGCTGCTGTCGCGCAATGTGCAGGACCCGTCGAAGTTCAAGGGCATTCGAGACCATCGAATCGAATTGAAGCATGCGAAGGACCCTCGCCAGAAGGCATTGAAGCTCGTCGTTAACGGCACTTACGGCGCCAGCAAAGACAAGTTCAACGCACTCTATGACCCGCGGCAGGCCAACATGGTTTGCGTCAACGGCCAGCTCATGCTTATCGACCTCATGCATAAGCTCAAGTGTGGCGTCGGTGCTGAGATCATCCAAAGCAATACCGATGGCGTGCTCATCCGCATGCCTGACGATTTCGATGGCGGGCCTGATGTATTTTATGACCGCGTCGACGACGTGGCCTATGAGTGGGAACGCCGTACTGGTATGAGTCTGGAATTCGATGAGTTCACGCGTGTCTACCAAAAGGACGTCAATAACTACGTCCTCGTGGCGGCAGACGGGTCGATGAAGACGAAGGGTGCCTATGTCAAGAAGTTGGGTCCGCTCGATTACGACCTCGCCGTCGTCAACAAGGCGCTTGTCGAATACATGGTGCACGGCGTACCTGTCGAAGACACGATCATGGCTGACGATGATCTGATCGATTACCAGCGAGTCGTGAAGGTGTCTGGCAAATACAAGTACGGTGTACACGGGCACGAGCGGCTCACAGACAAGTGTTTCCGCGTATTCGCATCCACACGTGAGTCAGACGGCATGATCGGGCGGATCAAAGCCGGTAAGGCCAAGCCCGAGAAGTTCGGCAACACAAGCGAGCACTCGTTTATCGACAACGGCGACGTGCATGGCAAGAAGTGCCCGAGCTATCTGGATAAGAGTTGGTATATACAGTTGGCGAAAACACGATTGGCACAGTTTGGGGTGATGTGATGGACCGGCTATTTCTCGGTTATGTGAAACTCAACGGCAAGAAGTGCGCGCAGAAGCTGAAGGACGGCCAGTACCTCACATTGGCCCAGGCGCGCAAGCTCGATGGTTACGGCGGTGTGTTGGCACCTGAGACGATTTTCGTCGATGTCGACGACATGGCGCAGAGCGAAAAGCTGATGGACATCATCGAGGCCGAGCAAATTGCGTGCAAGGTCATCGCGACGACTCGTGGCAAGCATTTCTATTTCGTCGGCTACCCCCGCGGTATGAAATGCAAGACTCACGTACGCCTGGCGATAGGCATCGAAGCCGACATCAAAGTCGGGTCGAAAGCCACATATGGCAGCCTGAAAGTCGATGGCCATGAGCGCGATGTGACCTATGACATCGAGCCGGACGAAAGTTACGACGAGCTGCCGTGTTGGCTCAGGCCTGTGCAGTACGCACCTGAGTTCGGTGAGATGGAAGAAGGCGACGGCCGCAACCAAGCGTTATTCAACTACATCTTGACATTGCAATCGGAAGGTTTCACGAAAGACGAGGCGCGTGAGACCCTGGACATCATCAACCGGTATATGTTCGAGAAGCCTATGGAGCAGCAAGAGCTGAGCGTCGTCTACCGCGACGACGCTTTTGCCGAAGACGTGTTTTTCAACAAAGGCACGTTCCTGTTCGACAAGTTCGCCGAATACCTCAAGAACGAGCACCGTATCGTCAAGATCGGCCGGCAGCTCCATATATACCGCGACGGCGTCTATGTGTCCGGCAATCTGCTCATCGAGAACGCGATGATCCGGCATTTGCCTATGTTGTCGAAGGCCAAGCGCACCGAGGTGCTCAACTACCTCGATGTGCTCATCCAAGACGACGCCCCTGCGGCCGACGCCGACTACATCGCATTCGCCAACGGCGTATACGACATCAAGACAGGCGAGCTCGAGCCGTTCTCGCCGGAGTTCGTGATCACGAACCGTATCCCATGGGAGTATGACCCGACGATTTGGTCGGAGTTCACCGACAAGACGCTGCGGCGCCTCGCCTGCGACGACGACGGGATCTACGCCTTGCTGGAGGAGGTCATCGGCTACCTGTTCTATAGGCGCAATGAGCTCCGCAAGAGTTTCATCCTTATCGGCGACAAGGCGAACGGCAAGTCGACCTACCTCGACATGCTCAAGACGCTGCTCGGCGACAGCAATACGTCAGCCCTCGATCTGGCCGAACTCGGTGAGCGATTCAAGACGGCGGAGCTATTCGGCAAACTGGCCAACATTGGCGACGACATCGGCGACGAGTTCATCGCGAACCCCGCTATTTTCAAGAAGCTCGTCAGCGGCGACCGCGTCAATGCCGAACGGAAGGGACAAGACCCGTTCGACTTCGCCAGCTACGCCAAGCTGTTGTTCTCGGCGAATTCCATGCCACGCATCAGGGACAAGACCGGTGCCGTACTCGACCGCATCGTGCTCGTGCCGTTCAAGGCGACGTTTTCTAAAGACGACCCGGACTTCGACCCATATATCAAGTACAAGCTCCATTCGCCTGATGTCATGAGCCACTTGATCAATATCGGCCTCAAGGGGCTTGAGCGTGTTTTGGCGAACCGCTCATTCACGATGCCCGAAGTCGTCGTCAAGGAGATCGAGGACTATCACGTCGCCAACAACCCCGTCCTCGGTTACTTCGAGGATACGCCCGTCGACGAGGTGGTGAACGAGTCGACGGCACTTGTGTACGACTACTATATGGCCTGGGCGATCAGGAACAACCTGAAGCCGCTCGGTCAAAACGAGTTCACCCGCCAGGCCAACAAACACTACGGCTTGGCAAGCAAGACATGCCGTATCAACGGCAAACGTGTACGTGTTTTTACGAAGGAGTAATTATGCCTATCATCATCGAAGGCCCTGACGGCGCCGGCAAGTCCACGCTCGCGAAGGCGCTCGCCGATAAACTCGACATGAACATCTTAAAAATGACGTGCAACGGCGGACAGTCGGCCACCGAGTACATGCAAAAGCTCGCATGTGACGGCGTCGTGATCGACCGCTGCTGGATCAGCGAACAAGTTTACGCCGATATATTTGGCCGCACCCAACGTATCGACAACGATGCGTGTGAGAAACTGACTTATATGTGTTCTGTCTTAGGCATCCCGATCGTCATCGTGTTACCGCCGCTCGCTGAGGTGGTACGGCGCCTCACGCTACGCGGCGACGAGTTCGGCGACGTCATCACCGATAATATCGGGCTCATTTATCGTCGTTACGAGGAGTTCGCCGCCGCGAATAGTAGTGTGATCACTTTGGACGACAATGACGTCGATTGGTGTATTAAGGAGGTTTTGAAATGCATGTTGTAGGCAAGTCGATGAACGACATCTACCGCCAGCTCTGCGGCAAGATCTCGGTGCAAGGCCATGAGGTTGCAGGCACTAAAGAACTGTGCAATAGTGGTTTCACACTGCTAGATATCACCGACAACATCGCGACGGTCCGAACGAGTTTTTCGCTCTCGTACATGCTGGGCGAGCTCGCATGGTATTTCACAGGCCGCGATGATGTCGATTTCATCTCGAAGTTCTCGTCGTTTTGGAAGCACATCAGCGACAACGGCGTGACGAACCGGTCGGCGTACGGCGCCATCGTGTTCAACCGCTACGGCTTCGACCAGGTCGAACAGGTCATCGACACGCTCACGCGTGACCCGAGTTCACGCCGCGCGATCATCAATTTCAACGTGCCGAACCCATGGCGTTTCGAGACGAAAGACGAGATCTGCACGATCGCCCTCGTATTCGAGCTCCGCGACGGCAAGCTCGATTGCACAGGCATCATGCGCTCCAACGACATTTGGCTCGGCACGCCTTACGACGTCGTGTTCTTCACGGAGCTGCAGAAGCATATCGCGAATGTGCTCGGTGTCGCATACGGCAAGTACACGCATTTCGCGGTGTCGCTCCATGCGTATATGAAAGACATCGACAGGGTCCATGAAGTCTGGGGCGTCGACAACGGCGCGCCACGCCTCAAGTTCGACATCGAGAAGTTTTTGGCCAATATCTCGGAAATCGAACATATCGTTATGTCGTCTGATGAGCCGAGGCCTGCCGTATCCGAATATTGTCTCAATAACGCTATTGTCATGGAGGTAAACGATGAAAATTAAGATCAACCGTATCACAGAGGGCGCCGATATCAAACTCCCTGCCCGTGCACACTATAACGACGCCGGTGCCGATGTCTACACCACTTTCGGCGAGACCCTGAAGCCACATGAGACCCGCCGCATCCCGCTGGGCTTCTCGCTCGAGCTGCCTGACGGCGTCATGGCCTGCGTATTCCCCCGATCGGGCATGAGCCTCGAAGGCCTCGTCTGCGAGCTGCCGCCGATTGATTCCGGCTATACCGGCGAAGTGCATGCGATCGTCACCAACTTGACCGATAAGTTGAAGAAGGTCCCCGGTGGCACTCGCATCGGCCAACTCGTCGTCATGCCCATCGTGTTGGCCGACTTCGTCGAGCAGTTGGGCGAGGAGAGGGGCGACGGTGCTTTCGGATCGACCGGCGAGGCTTAGTAAGGCCGAGTATTACCTCGATATCGCACTGGCTGTGGCGGCCAGGTCGACGTGTCTGCGCCGCCGCTACGGCGCCGTGGTCGTGGCCAACGACGAGATCATCGCGACCGGCTACAACGGCGCCGCCCGCGGGGACGTCAACTGCATCGACGCAGGCATATGCCATCGATGCGGGCACGGGCATAACGACGGCGACTATGGCACATGCCCGGCGGTGCACGCCGAGATGAATGCGATGCTGTCGGCCTCGCGCTCTGAAATGATCGGCGCGACACTGTACTTGGCCGGTGTCGACCTCGAGACAGGCGAGCGCATCCCGCCTAATGAGATCTCACCGTGCCCAGTATGCATGCGCATGATTGGCAACGCCGGCGTCGATGTCGTCACAGGTGCATAGAAATAGAAGAACGCCCCAGACGCTCAATTGCATCTGGGGCGTTCTCCCCACAATGGAGGAAGGTGCGGTGGCCCAAAACCGCACCTCCTATTTTATCACACGTAATGCTATTAGGCGTTGACCCACTTGAGGGCGTTCTTGATGCAAAGTTGCTTGTTTGCGGTCTCGAACTCCTTGCGGCCCATTGACTTCCACTGACCGCGGTTAGCTGCCTTAAAGCGGACATAATGCACGCAGTTGTCGTCGAGGACGATCTTCACGCGGCGGTCACAGTTGGTGATTTCGTACGCCTCATTGAACGGCTGCTTGTACTGGACGCGCTCGAGCTTGACGGCATCGTCGAAAGTCTTAGTCATGGTGTTTCCCTTCCTCGTGGTTGACAAGATTATATTACCCGGTAACTACCTGAAAGTACATACTTAATTTTAAATTGATCGAAATTATTTTTGATTTATTTGAAATTAAGTACGTACACGCGTGCTGGTCCGTGGGATAATGACCTTGTCAACCAGAAGGAGGAGCAAATGAAGCCCATCAAGATCACCAAGCAGGACGTACTCGGTTACGAGCATACGTTCGTCGTACGCCACGACACATCCACCAACAAGGTGTTCCTCGCCGAGGTCGACCCTGATTTCGGTTGCGAGTCGTTCCGCGGCGTGTTCGGCTCCGAGGCAGCGGCGATCGACCGCATCGAAATGCTCATGCACTAAATGAAAGGAAACATCATGGCTAAAGAGTTCTACACCGTCAAGGTCATTCCGCACCTTGAGAACGAAACGGGTGAATACGATTACGTGCCCACTTTCGAAGTTCGTATCGATAAAGGCGGCAAAGAGAAGTCATCGACGGCGCGACGCATATGCCCAGAATGGCCGTCGATTGACATTATCGAGAAGATAGACGTTATCAGTGACGTACTCAGAGACCCGTATGTTTCAGATTTCGTCGACATCTCGTATATCGTCAATTTGTGCCGACTTGATAAACTCGACGCCCACCGCATCCTCAGGCAACTTGATGATGCAGGTTCTGTAGTTTTCGAAGTCACTGTGGCCTATCTACTCAGCCAGTCCATTTAATGCCATCAACACAAGGAGAAAGGAAACACCATGGCAGAGGTAACGTTCACTGAGAAAGAGCTCGGTTTCATCAACGAGTGCGCAATCGACAAGAAGGGTGTGCTGGTCGAGATGCCGGCGAACCCGTTCCCGTCGCTCTACCGCAAGGGCGTCATCGCAAAGAAGGGCGACGACCTCACGGTCGCGAAGGACTTCCGCCATATGTTCTGCCTCGCCGACCAGGTCGTGCACATCGACCTCACCAAGGCCGAGGACGAGCCCGAAGACAGCGGCAAGAAATTCAAGTACGGCGAGACCGGCGACGTGATCATCGAGGACGCGCCTGTGGACTACGCCGGCTTCCGCCAGGCAGTTGCCGCCAACCTCCGTGACCGCCGCACGAAGGGTATCGATGAGTTCCAACTGATCGACAAGGCCGTGCAGGTGTATGATGCAGCACGCGAGGCCAGGGCTGCCAACGGCGACGAGGGCACCCGTTCTGAGCATACGACTGTCGGCAGCCGCAAGCACTGGCGTTACGACTTGGCCGATACCGTGTCGGCATACTTCGGCGTCGGCATGGAAGTCGACAAGCGTGAGATCGTGTTCACCGGCGACCTGTACATGGCCGGTGCGGCTGAGCTCACGTTTGAGTACCTGTTCAAGATCGGCAACCGCCGTGCACAGCGCTGCTACGACGAACGCCTGTTCGCCGGCGAGCCCACTGTCGGCGTGTATGCCGAGAAGGCCACGGAGTTCATGGCCGAAGTCGAGAAGCGCCTGCAGCACGAGGGCGCCGACGTCGAGGTCGACGGCGAGGTCGTCGGCGAGGTGGTCGTCGACCTCGACCACGTTGAGGAGATCACCGATGGGACGAATTAAGTTTGCGAGGCCTGTCGATTGTCCGACGTGCGGTGCGACCCCATCGCACCAGAAGTGGAAGCCGCGCAAGATAGTCGATGCTGACGAGATGGTCGCGATAGGGGACGTCGACCCAGTCGACGCCGTCCATTGCCCTAGATGCGACCTCGTCTTCGGTGTCGTGCATTATGAGCATGACGATTGCTATATCACGAGTTGGACCGAGTTTGAGACGATCCCACGGTATTGCCCGTGGTGTGGAGAGGACTTGACAGACAAATGATCACCGACACTAAAGAGATAGCCAAGCGCCTTCGCACAGAAGCTGATTACTGGCGCGACTACAATGAGGACGACACGATTTTCAACATGTCGAACTACCATTTCACCGAGAGTGTGCTCACTGCTTTCGGTATGGACGACATGGATATATACGCAGACATGCCTGTCTACGAGCTGTTCGATAAACTGGCAGATCTCGTCGATCAGCAACAGTGTTAAAGTATTTCGAAATTACTTTCAATTTATCGAAATATCGATGCGCCGAAAGTAGTATAATGACCTTGTCAACCAGAAGGAGGAACAAAATGTTTGATATCGACGAGGTCAACGATTTCATCGCGTCGAATTGCCTCACCCACGGCCGTTGCCCCAAGAACGGCCTCCGTGTGTATTTCTCGAAGGACATCGTCGCCAAGCGTGTCGCGAATGAATTTGGTAGTGCGATCCTCGACGAAATTGTGATTTACGAAAACCGTCAGGGCACGATGTGCTACGCGGAGATCAACTAGCAAGGAGCTACGATGATTGAAATCGACATCATGACACACGGTAAGAACATCACGTTCATCATTGATAAGGTGCCCCGTGGTTACGAACTTCACGAGATTGACGAACACTGCGACAGCTGGCGCGTAGGTGTGTATGAGTCTATCGAAGCAGCATTTGCCCGTATGGGGCACGACATATCTAAGCGAGGAGGAACAAATGCCTGAGTATATCGTTTTCGTCATGCCACCGGAAGACGAGGATGCCGAGCCATTCGATATCCCAGAATGGGGCTATATCGAGGCGCTCGCCACTATGGATCGTTATCGTGCGCATGGTTGGAAAGCATGCGTCATCGACTTCGGCACGCCGTTCGTGCCGTGGCGCGCTGGGCGCCTAGACGGCCCAGACATCCGCGTCATGGCGCGCACGTGCGACGAGGCGTGCATCCGCGCACGTGCGATCAGTGCAGACTGCAACGATTTCCAACGAGAGGACTAACGATGCGTGATTTTGTCTACACAATGTTGACGATCGTGGGGATTGTGGCCACGGCCGTCGCCGCTGCATACGCGTTCGCAGACAGGGGCTATTTCGCCGTAGGCGGCGAGTATGCGTTCCTGTTCTTGCCGCTGATCGGCATGTGCATCGAGTACATGGTCAAAGACCGATGAGGAGGGAGGTATCACAGTGCGGATCGGTGATGTGAAGCCGTTCAAATATGTCTACGCCGACGATCGGCAGCAATTCACGAGACCGCTTGAGGAGGCGGCGGAGTTCTTCGTCGCGTGGCATTTTTGGATTCAGCGCCGCGACAACCAGAGGTATTCTGCGAAGGCACGCGACAAAATGCTCGACAAAGCCGCCGATGTGATCCAAGCAGTCGTCAACTGCGTCGCATCGGTCGGCATCGATGATATGTCGGAGCTGATGGCACGTTGCGAGAAACGAAACATGAAGAGGGGTAGGTATTGATGCAGCTTGAAGTGGTCGTGGCCATGGAGCGGAGGCCGGTCACGGTGCATGGACACGACGGCAGCTTGATTGGGTGGTTCCAGCGAGGCGGTTTCCTCGGGAACAACCAGAAGCCCGTCGGGCTCGTCGAGTTCGCGGATGGCACCGTCGGCGAGTATGAGGCGAAGGAGGTGCGCTATGTCGACCACATATAATTGTGTGCATTATGACAGGGACCGCATGCGCTCATGTATATACGGGCTCGCAGTCGGCGATGCCCTCGGTGTGCCATATGAGTTCCGCGAGCGCGGCGCGTTCGAATGCACTGGCATGGTCGGCGACGGCACACATAAGCAGTATGCCGGCACTTGGTCTGACGACACGTCGATGGCCCTGTGCATATGTGCGAGCATCAAGCGACTTGGGTACATCGATGTGGCGGACATCGCCTACATGTTCCGCCGGTGGCTGGAGCGTGGTGATTTCACGTGTGACGGGCGTGCGTTCGACGTCGGCATGACATGTCGGAAGGCGATCTCGATGGGTGTGCCTGCGAAGTCATACGACGGCTGCGGCAACGGCTCGCTCATGAGGACGGCACCGCTCGCTATGCTCGACCCCATCGAACCCTACGATATACGCGAGGTCTCGGCGATTACCCATGCACACCCAGTGGCCGAGTGGTCATGCGTTGCGTTGTGCGATATTTTGCGGACTATCCGCAATGTCGGCACGCCGGCGAAGGGCGACCTCTGGCATAGATACGGGTACATCGCGTCGAGACCCGTCGATGCAGTCAAAAGCGACGGCTACTGCGAGCACACGCTCGAGGCTGCGCTATGGTGTTTCTTGAATACGAGCGCATACGAAGATTGTGTGCTCAAAGCCGTCAACCTCGGTGACGATACAGACACCACTGCGGCAGTCGCCGGTGCGCTAGCCGGCACGTATTACGGCTTCGAGGCCATCCCACCAAAGTGGATCGGCCAGCTGCGAGGTAAGGCCGTAATCGACCAATGTATTTAGAAAGGATAGACGATGATTGACGGGTATCTGTTGAACATGCGTGTGTTCAATGAGGTAAAGGACAGCAAAGGTCAGGCACTCAAGCCACTTGAGAAGGCCGCAGAGGTGTTCGGCGCGTGGCAGAAGTGCGACGACACACGATATGCCACGACGACAATACGCTGGGCATTCCGCGAGGACCTCATCGATGAGTGCATGGACACAGTACAGGCTGTCGCTAACCTTTTGGCGGCAGTAGGCGCCACGCAGGGCGAAGTCGACGCCGCCATCAAGCGTATGGACGAGCGCAACTGGGACCGAGGCAGGCTCTGAGAAATGGAGAAAGACATGGCTAATATCGAGTTACCCAAAGACGTAGAGGGCCGCGAGATTCCACTGGATACCACAAAGTTATTCGGCGCCAGCGGCAATGCCTACAACATCACGCAGTGGATCTACACGACTGACTTCGACACGAGCGACAGTGTGGCGGGCCAGTGGTGGGCGACCACAGATACGTTTAGACGGCTCGACCCCGAGCTCATGTACATCACCCGGCCCGACAGCTGGGAACAGCTAGAGGAGGACTTGGCTGCGTTCGATGATGGGCAAACATACGGCCCCTGTCACTACTTTCACGAATTAGGCGATGATTGCATGTCTTGCCCGGCGCGCGACGACGCCTGCGCAGACGCAGTCATGCGAGACGTGGCATCGCGCATCCGCAACCTGAGGGGTGAATGTCAATGACGACCATGAAGCCATGCCCGAAATGCCATTCGACCGAGCACTTGCGCATTGAGATAAACGATGACAACTTGACTGCCAGCCGGTCCGTCAAAGCCGGATGTATGGAGTGTAATACATTCGCGCAGATAGACTATGTACTCACCGGATCGCATGCCAACGAATGCAGGCCGAGTGATGTACAGTTGACGCGCGAGGTCATCGAGCGATGGAATGAGCATTGCGACGATTGGAAGGGAATCTTCAACCATGAGTGAGATCAGTGATGAAAAGCGCCGCCGAGTAGTGCATACCTTACGCCAACTCGATAACGTCGTCGACGATGAGGACCTCGACCGTACGATTGCACATGAGGCATCGGTACTCAACATGATCCGTGATGCCACCTTCGGCCTCGACGGCAGCATATTCCAGCGGCTCGCCGACCTGATCGACTGGCCCGACAACCCGACATGCCGAAACCTCTCGAATGACGAGAGATCGTTCCATTGCAGCAGATGTGGGTATAAGGCGTTTACGTACGGCGATTCAGACTGCGACCCGGAAGATTTCACATACTGCCCGGAGTGCCGTGCGGAGGTGGTTGAAGATGACTAACTGCAAAATGAAGCCGATACTATCGCCGTCTGTCGAGCTGTGGAAATCCGACAGCCCTGCAGCGAAGACCACGAACGCCATCGTGGCAAACGTGATGGCTGGTTTCAAAGAGTCCCTCGTGCCCGTATTGCGCGGCGTGAAACGCGAAGCGACGGCAATTGGGTATACGCCTGATAGTGATAGCATCATGTGCCGGCGTATCGACAATGACGTGCATGCAAGTATCAAATGCCCCAACTGCGGTGGACAGATCGATTTCCATGCGGGGCATATCAATAACGGCCGTGTGTTCGTCTGCGAGAAGGGCAAGCCGCTCATGCGCGAGGTCAGGTATCACTGCCCGCACTGCGACTCGACCGTTATTTTCCTTAAGAAGTGCGAACCGAAAGGGGTCTGCCATGGCTGAATATGAACCTGCGAGCGGCTATAACCTGCCTCCTGGGTGTTTCGATAAAGACATCGACCGCGAGTTCGGCGGGGAGCGACGCTATTGCAGCGAATGCAAGCATTGCCTCGTATCGGACGAACTCGACTGCTGCATCTGCGAAGTGGACCTGACCAATGCGATCGCGCAGCTCCAGGGAGCGCAGCGCCGGTCGCCGAAGTACATCATCGCGGCGGTCGAGGACGCAGTCACGAACGAAGGCAACTGCTGCGCCGATTTTGAGGAGTGAAGGCAGCGCAGAAACATATCAGAGAACGATTGTAGCATATGTAGAAGGCGCTATTTTGCCTTAGCGCGTATGCTTGCAGGGCCCCGAGGCGAATATCTGCCTCGGGGCATTTTTCGTATCTTCTGGCCGAAAATGGCACTTTCCGATTTATTAGCGTGGTTGACAGGTAGTAGACGTCAAAATGCGACGTAGATCGGTGCGTGGCGGTATTTTATGCAAGTTACTGTCACACTACCTGTCACACTGCTTTTGGGCCAGTGTGACAGGTAGTAGGCGTCAAAACGCGACGTAGGTAAATTGTTGGGTACCCAAGTGTCACACTGGCAAACAGCAGGCCG